CCCGCGCCCTGATGTACGTTGACATCGCGGCCCGCCATGCGGAGAGCTTCATCGTTGTCAAGAATGCGCTCATCGTTTAAGGCGATGGGCGACGAAACCAAAAGGAGGAACACCCAATGAAAAGAGCAATTCTAAAGACCGTTAAGGTAGCACCCTACACCAGCGGCGACGCCATTGACCGCGAGGGCTTTCTTTCCGGCGTCATCGGCGTCAAGGTCGGCACCCCCACCGGCAGCCCGACCGCACTGGCCGTAAAGGCCGTTTTCACGCACAGCGACGCCTCTGACGGCACCTTCACCGCCTGCGGTGACAAGCTCATCGTCCTCGACAAGGCCCTCGACGACGATGGAGCAGTCAGCATCGAGACCGATAAGGCGGGCGGTGAGCTCGTCAACATCGACTGCGATTTTGTCGGCTGCAAGCGCTACGTCAAGGCGACCATCAGCGTCGTTTGCACCGGCGGCAGCAGCGCGGCCTGCACGGCGACCGCAGCCATCGCCCTCGGCGACAAGAACGAGAACCCCGTGTAACGGAGGGAACGACCATGCCGAGAATCTACAAGGCCACAGAGCATCGCAGCCCTGCGCCGTCCGAGAATAAAATGGCGCGGCCTGTGGAGGAAACGAAGCAGGAAACCGGCAGCGAGAGCAAAGCGACCAAGAATAAGAGCAAAGGCAAGGGCGAGGGCGGCGAGTAGCCGCCCTCATTTCCCATGAAAAGGAGGTGACGACGCGCATGGGCAATTCGACAGTACCGGCACTCGCGCCGAACGCCCTCACAACCCTTGAAACCGTCAAGGCCATGCTCGGCATTGACCCTACGGACGAAAACGCGCAGAGAGACACCGTACTCGTCAATCTCATCAACGCAGCGTCCGCATGGGTAGAGCGCCAGACCGGGCGCAAGCTCGGCAGGCAGGTCTACACGCAAAAATACGTCGCCTCTGGTACGCAGGAGCTTGTCTTGCTCCAATGGCCTATCACAAACGTCGAGTACGTCAAAGACACGGCTGACGGGAGCACCATTTCGCCGTCCGAATACGACTACAGCGTGGACGGCGAAATCGGTGTCCTCTACAAAGACAACGGATGGGCATTCAGAGGTTACGCCGGCGGCCTCGCCTACGATTTCCTCTACCCAACCCGCTACCTCGAGGTGAAATACACGGCCGGGTACGTCCTTCCGAAGGACGCCACCGAGGACGACCCCTGCACACTCCCATACGACCTGCAAAACGTCGTTTGGGGCATCGTGCAGCAGGAGTTTGCCACCATGCAGAACGGGGCGCAGGGCCTATCCGCTTTCAGCATTTCCGACGTGTCGTGGACGTTTGACAAAGAGCCGCGCCAGAGCTGGCTCGCTACAATCGGTCTATATACCCGGTTATAAGGAGGCAGGCCATGGCGATAATCAAAGACACCGTGCGCCCAGAGTTGCAGCGCATCAAAACAGAACTTTCCGCACTCGGGAAGCTCACAATTCACGTAGGAATCCAAGGCACCGCAGGCAGCGACATTCTCGCCATCGCAGGCGTCCACGAGTACGGGGCGACCATCCGGGCGAAGAACGTCAAGAACCTTGCAATACCGCTCGACAAAAAGAGCGAGGGCAAGAGCCCGCGAGACTTCCCCGGCCTGTTCTTCATCCGGGCGAAGGACACCGGCAACCTGTTCGGCGTCACGAGCGCTGGGAAAGAAAAGCTCAATTTCTTGTTCCTCCTCTGCCCCTCCGTTACAATCCCGGAGCGCAGTTTCATCCGGGCCAGCTACGACACCGGCCAGAGCGAGCTCGAGGCCGCCTGCCGGGCAGCGGTTGACCACATCATGCTCGAGGGCGGCACGGCGAAAGAGGCGGCGGAGATAATCGGGGCGCGGGCCGTGGCAATGACGCAGCAGTACATCCTTGACGGAATTGACCCGCCAAAGAGCGACATCGCCATGAACACGGCGAAGACGCCTACTCCGCTTTACGACAGCGGCCGCCTGCTCCATTCTATCAGCTACGAAATCGAGGAGGGATAACCAATGTTCCAGTTCGCAAGACCAAGCCTTCCTCTGGGCCTCCTGCATGACATCGTAGCGATAACCCCGAGCGAGACCTTCTCGCAGGCCAACGGAGGTCAATTCATTCCCGGCGCGAAACCGGCTGAAACGACCTTCAAAGGCGTCATCATGCCAGTCAACAACGAAGACCTACAATACGCGCCAGCAGGCACTTACACACAGAACAGCCACAAGCTCTACACCAACGGCCCGAGCCTTACCGTCGGCCAGCAGATACGCGACACCTACGACGGCAATACCTACACCGTGAAGCAGGAGCTCACACACGGCCCCATCCACCCAATGAAGCGTTACGTCGTCGAGCAGAAAGGAGTGAGCGCATCGAAATGACCTTCACCGAAATACGGAACGAACTTGTAAACAGCCTCCACGGGGCCCTCGGCATCGACGTTATTTTGAGCGACCAAGCCTCGCCGGAGCGCGACGTGCCATTCCTAATTTACAGCATCACGACGCCATACGCGCCAACAGGGGAGTTCGGGAGCCACTACCAGAAGCAGACCACCGGGAAGGACGGCAAAATCTACATTGAAGACCAAAGGCGGGAGCAGCCGTCGGCCACCTTCTCATTCACGGCCTGTTCTGAAAACAGATGGGCCGACGAGGCACACACCGCGTACATCTTCGGAGAAGACGAGGCCCAGAGCATTGTCGAAAAGGCCGTCGGCCACCTCCTGCACGGAGCGTACCACGACCTCGCGGACAAGGGCATCGTCATCGCGGAGGTCACCAACGTCGGCAACCGAACCACGCTCATCGTCGATGAAGCGGCTCGCCGCTACGGCTTCGACGTGAGAATCCGCTACACCAAGGCAGACGAGCGCCTCGATTCTGTCATCGAGACAGCCGTCCTCAAAGAAACGAAAAAGGAGTGAACACAATGGCGAAAGACGTTATCGTAGTCGTTAATATCGACGCGAAACCCAAAGCCTCCGAGGCGCTCGACATCCTAATCTTGAGCACCGCAGGAGCGAAGGACATCAAGACCTACCGCAGCCTCGAGGAAGTCGCCGCAGACTTCCCGAACAGCGGCGACACAGAGAAGACCTACCGCAAGGTTGCGGCCCTGTTCAATCAGGGCAAAACCACCCTCGCCGAGACCCTTATCCGCAAGGTGAAGGTAGGCGGCATCGCAGCGCCCACCGGCAGCGATGCAGCAGCCAAGGCGAAGGCCCTTGTGGAGGCCGTAGAGACCATCCGCGAGACCGACAACGACTGGTACATCCTGCTCACCGACCAAGACGGCGACGACGCCGTAAAGGCGCTTTGCGCATGGGCCGAGGGCACGGAACCCACAGAGGCCGAGCTCGGAGCCGGAGAGGAAGACCACCGCAAATTCTACTTCGGCCAGACGAGCAACAAATCCCTCGCCGTCACAAACCGCCGCTGCGCCCTCATCTGCACCGACAGCGCAAAGCTGGACGAGGAAGCGGACGCGGCCTACGTCGGCAATGTCGGCCCCTTCTATCCACAGAGCGTAACGTGGAAGTTCAAGCGGCCGCAGGGCATTTCTCTACCGAACTTCACGAACGCCCAGCGCGACGCCCTCGAGGAGGCCAACATCAATTTCCTCACGGACGAGTACAAGAAAATCTACGTCAAGAACGGCGTCTGCTGCGACGGCGAGTTCATCGATGTGCAGATGGGCGCGGACTATATCGCGCAGTACATGAGGGAGGAACTTTACAGCATCTTCCTCAACAACGCCAAGGTTCCGTACACGGATGCAGGCTTCGCCCTCATCGCCTCCGGCGTCTTCGCGGCCCTCAACCGCGCCACCGACCTCGGCATCATTGCCACCGACCCGGAGAGCGATGCAGGCGTCTTTACCGTCACCGTCCCCAAGCGGGCCGATGCGACCGACGACGAGGCCCGGGCCCGCAAGATGCCTGACATCGTGTGGGAAGCGCAACTCGAGGGGGCTGTCCACAGCGTCAAGGTCAAGGGCACGCTCCGCGCCACACTCAGCGCGTAACCGATGAAAGGAGGAACAGACAATGTCCAAAGAAGTCACCACCTACGACCCCATGAAAGTGACCGTCAGCCTCGGCGGCCGTGTCATCACCGGCTTTGCCTCTGACGGCGTGATTACCCTCACCCACAACGAGGACGCCGTCACGCCCAACGTCGGAGCGAAGGGCGACGTCACCTACTCGGAGAACGCGAACAACAGCGGCACCGCAGCCATCCCTCTGATGAGCACCTCGGCCAGCCTCGCCTACATCCGCGAGCTGTGCGCCAAGAAAAAAGCCGTCCGCTTCTCCCTTTCCGACGTCAACGACGCGGACGCGATGCAGGTCAATGAGGAGAATTGCCGCATCCTCAAGATGCCCGACACCCCTCGCACCAAAGACCCGAGCACCGTAACCGTGAACGTCTACATCCCCGACCTCAACTACCGTTAAGGCGGGGATATAGATGCCCGGAAACAACTGGCCCAAGAGGCCCAAATCACTATCCGAAAGGGGATATAGAAAACATATGGCGAAGCAGAAGAAAGTCACCGTGAACGGCACGGAATACACGCTGCAAAGCGTTTCCCCCACGTGGTACTACGATACCAATGACGAGTGCGGCAATACCGGCAGCGGCAAGAAGAAATCCGCAGAGTACATGGACAGGATGTTCAAAAACTGCGTGATTGCCCCCGCAGAGGTGCGGAATCAGGGCATGGCATACTTTGACGAGCAGGAAGACCTCAAGGGCCCGGAGGCGCTCATCAAGGCCATCGAGACCTTTCTTAGAGAGTGAAGCAAGCATCGCCACAGCGCAGCGCCGGGCCCGGCGGCATAGAGAGTTCTGGTGCATGGTATTCGCCGGAAACGGCCTTACCTACGCAGAGCTCAAAAACATGGACTTCGCGGAATACCGCGAGGCCGTCGAGGCCCGCCTCATGTGGCAAGACGAATGGAACCCAAATAAGAAATAGCCGCCCTACCCGGGGCGGCTATTTCGTCGTATAAGGAGGTGGTATTTTGGCAGACGCGAGAGAGCTCACATACGGAATCAGTTTCAATTCCGAAGATGCCGTTAACGACGTCGAACAACTCGAGCAAGGCCTCGGCCGCATCGACGACGCAACCGACCGTGCGCAAATCGGCGCACAGAATTGCAGCCAAGCGATGAGCAGCATGGGCGCAGCGGGAACCTCCGCAGCCCGTGACGTCGGCTCGGCAGCGCAGAACATGGGCGAGCGGTTTGAGGAGGCCGGAGACGACATCGGCGACAAGTTCCGAAAGATGGGAGCACAGGCCGACAGCTTCGGCGCGGCCTTTAAGAAGACAATGGCCGCAGGCATCAAGGACGGCCAATCGCTCGCCAAGAGCTTCCAGACAGGCGTCTCCGGGGCCATCAGCTTCACACAAAAGAAGTTCACCGGCTTCAAGAACGATGTTTCCAAGGGAGCCAAGGCCATAGGGAACGCCTTTAAGCACCCGATACAGACCATAAAAGACAAGCTCTCCAAGGCCATCATCCACGCAGCCGACAGCACGGACGCCCTCGAGGACGGCGCAGGTGACGCGGAGAAGGCTCTCGACGACATGGGCAACACCGGCAGCGAGGCCGGGAACAAAGTCAAGGAGGCTATTTCTGGGGCTCTCAAAGCCTTTCTCGGCATAGAGGCCATCAAGGCGGCGGCATCGGCCATAAAGGAGTTTGCCACCGCAGCGCTCGACGCAGCCAAGGCCGGAGAAAACACGGCAGCCAAGTTCGACACCCTTTTCGAGGGCACCAACGCAGCGGCATGGGCCGACAACTACGCCGACGCGGTACACCGCAGCACAACGGAGGTCAAAGGCTTCCTTGTTGAAAACCAAGCGATGTATACCGACCTCGGGCTCACGAAGGACGCGGCCACAGACCTCTCGAAGATAACGACCTCGCTGGCCTACGACTTCGGCAACGCTTTCAAGATGGAGGACGCAGACGCGCTGGCCGTCATCCAAGAGGGCATCAAGGGCAACTCCTCGGCCCTCACGGAGTATGGCATCAAGCTCGACGACGCAACCATCAAGGCGCAGGCGCAGGCCATGGGTCTCGGCGAGAACATCGACGAGATTGACGAGGCCACGCTCGCGCAGGTACGCCTCGCATCCATGATAGAACAGACCTCGAAGGTGCAGCAGGCGGCCATCAATGACACAGACGGCCTCACCAACAGCACCAAGAGCCTCAAAGGCATTTGGGCGAACTTCATGGAGGATGCTGGAAACAAATTCGCGCCCGTTCTTTCGGACTTCTACGGCGTCATCATCGACAGTTGGCCGACCATTGAGCCGATGCTCATGGGTCTCGTCGAAATGCTTTCGGAGGGCCTTTCGCAGGCGCTTCCCGTAATCCTCGAACTCGGCTCCGTCCTCCTCCCCGTCCTAACCGACGTACTCGGCACGGTTTTCCAAGCCGCGCTACCGCTCATAGACACGTTCGGCAGCCTCGCACAGGTTGTTTTACCGCCGCTCGCGTCGATATTGCAGTTGCTTGTCGAGACGCTCATGCCGCCCATAACGGAAATTCTGAACGTCATCATTTCCCTCATCGAGCCGCTTATGCCTGTCATCCAGAGCATCGCGGAGGCCATTCTGCCACCCATTGCGGAGCTCCTCGGCCTCATAGCGCCGATTCTCGAGGCCATTTCCCCCGTCCTTGACGTTATAGGGAACGTGCTAAAGGTTATCGGCGACACCCTCGGAACGGTCATCGGCTGGCTCGCAGATGGCGTCGGAGCCGTTGTAAATTTCTTCTCCGGCCTTTTCGGAGGAGCGAAAGACAGCAAGGACGAGATAACCGAGCTCAACGGAGCGGTCAACGGCCTTGCAGACAGCACGAGCCAAGAGACAAGCCTCGCGGTCGATACGTCGCAGTACACCGCAGGCATCACCGACGCAGCCACAGAGGCCAACGCGACGGCGCAGGAAAGCATCATCGAGACGAAGGACATCACCGACCTCAACCTCAAGACAATGGGTATAGAGGCCAGCAGCACCTACTCGACGATGGCGATAGACGCAGAGACCGCATGGAGCCGCATGACAAAGGCGGCCGACGAGGGAGCCACATCTATCGTCTCTGCGTTCCAGCGCATCGCCAGCGCAGCCCAGAGCGTCAGCGGGGCCAACATCAGCGTGACCGGCACGAGCATTCCGGGCAACGCATCCGGCACGGACAACTTCGAGGGCGGCTGGACGCGCATCAACGAGGAGGGCGGCGAAGTCGCATTCCTCCCGAAAGGCAGCGCCATCATCCCGGCCGACAAGAGCGAGCGCCTCATCAACGGCGCAGCCCAGAGCGTCAGCGGAGGCGGCAGTTTCGCGCCGAGCGTCCAGATAACCGTGCAGGGCAACATGGACGGCGAGACCGCAGACCGTCTCACGCAGCAAATAGAAGAAGTCTTCAAGCGCCTCTACCGGGAGGCCCGCGAGGACGAGTATGACACCATGGCAATCAAACACGCATACGCATAAGGAGGTGACGGAGCTATGGCATACACCATCACGGGCCGCAAGTGCGGCACGGTCAGATTCGAGCCGGAGACTGTCGGCAATATCCAGACGGAGCAAGTCTCGATGTCGAGCAAAGTCACCTCCAACCCCATTGAGAGTGGCGGCGACATCAACGACCACGTCATCAAAGACCCGATGAAATTCACAATTTCCGGCGTCATCATCGGCGGCCAGCAGGCCCAGAGCACGCTACAGAACATGAGGGAGCGCCGCGACATTGTATCCTACACCGGCAGGAACCGCGTCAGCAACCTCGTCATAACAAGCCTCACTTTCGACGCCTCGGCCAAGAACGCGAAAGGCTGCTCCTTCAAAGCAACCTTTCAGCAGGTCAACATATCGTCGGCCGAGGTTGTCGAGGTTGGGGCCTACCCGACAATGACGCAGCAGGACAGCGGCAAAAGCAGCAGCAACCCGACACAGACCAAGAAGACAAGCTCGGACGGCCTCAAGACCACCGTATCGAGCACCATTTCCAGCAGCGCATACGCGCAGTACGTCAGCAGCTACGACAGCAAGCCCGCCAGCAGCAGCGGGCCCGCCAGCAGGGCGACGCCGAGCTACAACGGCACCGCCCGCGCCGTCGCGGTAGCAAAGTAAGGGAGGGATAGGCATGGCGTTACAGCTTATAGACCTCGGGCAGGAGGTTGAGTACATCGACATCGACACGGCCAAAGTTCCCTACACCTTCTCCGTGAAACTGACGGACAAGACCTATATGTTTACCATCAAGTACAACGAAGTCGGCAAGTTCTTCACCGCCGACCTCGAAAGCAGCGACGGCGAGCCCCTCGTGTACGGCGACATCGTGAGATACGGGAGGCCCCTGTTTGGCAGCGTCGAAGACGAGCGATTCCCGCTACCCGTCATCATCCCACAATGCCTGACCGAGGAAGGCATCAGCGAGGTCACGCTCGAGAACTTCGGCCAGCAGGTAAAGCTCTACCTCCATGAAAGGAGGACGGCGTAGATGGAATTTTGGATTAGGACAGCAACCCTGCAAATCGGAGCGAAGAAGTATTCCCTTGACGACCTCACATTCGATTTTGAAGTGCCTTTTGAAGACAGCGAGGAGCTCGCCACGGCGACCATCAACGCCTACAACCTTTCGGCAGCCACGCGCAACGGCATCCGCAAGGGCGACCCCGTCATCATCAACGCAGGCTACGAGGGCGATATGGGCGTCATCTTTGTGGGGCAGGTCAGCGGACTTTCGCACAAGCGCAGCACCACGGACTGGTGTACGAAGATAACCGCGACGGAGGCGCTTGACGAGTGGCTCACGGCCCAGATAAACAAGACCTACCAGAAGGGCATCAAGGCCAAGGCGATGCTCCAAGACCTTCTCAACATCTTCGGCATCGAGATAGGCACCTTCGACCTCGCAATCGACAAGGAATACCCCCGGGGGAAGGTTTGCAAAGGCAAGCTCAAGGACGTCTTGACGGAAATCGTTGTAAGCGACTGCAAGAGCCGCTTCCTAATCCGTTGCGGGAAAATCATCATCAACAACCCCGCAGACGGCGTCAACAAGGGCTACCTGCTGTCCCCGAGCACCGGCCTCCTCCGCAGCGACGAGGAGCGGGAAGAAATACATATCGAGACGGGGCTCGACACCAAGAAAAGCACCGACACCAAGAATGAGGAGGCGGCGACGAAGAAGCGCAGCAGCCTCCTCAACTACCACCTCGGCCCGGCCGACCTCATCAAAATCCAGTCTTCCGACCTTAACGGCCGGTTTATGATAGTCCGAGGAACCCACAGAGGCAGCCAAAGCGGCGACTGGAAGACAGAAATCGAGGTGAAACCGGCATGAGCATGAAGAACAGCAGGCAATACGACTACGAGAAGCAGCAGCAGAAGACGGCCAGCGCGGCCATCAACGTCGCGCAGCTTGTAAAAATTATCGCATACGACCCGGCAAAGATGACCGTCGATGTTCAGCCTATTTCCAAGCGCCTCGACCAAGGCAGCTACGAGAGCCAACCGCCCATCTTGAGCGTGCCCGTCTCCTGCCAGCGCGGCGGCGGCTTTGCCATGCGCGTGAATTACAAGCCCGGTGACGTCGGCAGCGTCGTCTTCTGCGACCATGACATCGACAACGCCGTAGCCGGAGGCGCAGAGGGCGAGCCAAACACCGAGCGGAACCACTCGAGCAGCGACGCCGTATTCATGGGCGGCATCGCCACGGGAGGCGGCGGTGTTTCCGGACTGCCGGACGGCTTTGCAATCGGCACCGACGACGGCGGCATCTACCTCGCCGTCACGGATTCCGGCATCGTCATCCTCGGCGACGTTGAAATCACCGGCAATCTCACCGTGACCGGCGACATCACGGCAACGGGCGACGTCGTAGCAGGAGGAATAAGCCTAAAGAACCACACCCACGGCGGCGGGCCGATGCCGACATAAGGAGGAGAGCCATGGAAAGAAACAAGACACTACGCATAGACCCCGAGACCATGGACATTCCCATCGACGAGAACGGCGACATGGAATACATCTACGGAGACGACACCACGGCGCAATGCGTCCGTCTTACGCTCCTCACGTGGAAGGGAACATTCCCCCTCGACGAGACACACGGCACCGAGTACGAGCGCGTTCTAGGCCGGAGGAACGCGGAGCTCGAGCCGGACGAGGTTGACGAGGTAATCCGCGAAGCAGTATTCCAAGAAACCGACGTCGCGCAGGTGGATAGCCTTGAGACGGACAGGAGCGGCCGCAGCCTTTCCGTCGAGCTCGCGGCAACCCTTTACAGCGGCCAGAAAATCAGCATGGAGGTGAGCGCATAAATGAGCAGCAACGAATGGGGCCTCACGGAAAGAGGCTTCCGACGGCCAACGTACACAGAACTCCTCGACGCCCTCGAATACAAGGCGCGAGAGCTTTTCGGCACCAAGGCCAACCTCACCGTCCGCTCGCCCATCGGCCTGTTCCTACGGATTTACGCATGGATTCTGAATATGCTCTTTTCCACAATCGAGGACGTCTATAACAGCCGTTTCGTCGATACGGCCGTGGGAACCAGCCTATACAACCTCGGCAAGGCCATCGGCCTTCGCCTCCTTTCGGAGCAAAAGGCCAGCGGCTACATCACCGTCAAGGGCACACCGGGCACCATCGTACCGGCAGGCTGGCTCGCGGCCACCGTAGCGGGCTATCAGTTCGTCGTTGTGGCGGCCGGAGAGATAGGCAGCGACGGCACCGTAACGCTACCGGCGCAGGCCACCGTAGCAGGCGCAGACGGCAACGTAGAGAAGGAAACCATCACGACCATCGTAAACCCCGGCATCCCGGAAGGAATCACAAACGTCAGCAATCCCGCGGCGTTTGAGGGCGGCCGCGCCCGGGAGACGGACGAGGATTACAGAGACCGCTACTACAAATCCGTTGACTACGCAGGCGGCGTCAACGCCGACGCCATCCGGGGCGAGATTCTCCAAAATGTAGAGGGCGTCTATGCCGTCATCGTCTACGAGAACGACACGGACGAGGAAGACAGCGACGGCCTCCCGGCACACAGCATCGAGGCAGTCGTTTACGGCGGCCTCGATGGAGACATTGCAAAGCAGATATTCCGGCGCAAGGCCGCAGGCATTCAGACCCACGGCGGCAAGAGCGTCTCCGTCCTCTCCGACAGCGGAGCGACCTACACCATCAAATTCTCGCGGCCCACGCTCGTTGACGTGTGGGTGAAGATTACAGACCTCGTAACCGATGAAGACAAGTTCCCGACCAACGGAAAGGCCCTCATCAAGGCAGCAATCATCGACTACATCGGCAGCGACGCCAACGGCGGCACCACAATCGGCGAGGACATCTACTACAACCGGCTACCGGCCGTCATTTACACCGTTCCCGGCGTCCTCGACTTCGAACTCAAAATCAGCAGCGACGGCAGCGCCTACAACTACGACAACATTGAGATAAGCAGCCGCCAGAAAGCGGTCACGGCAGAAAGCAAGGTGAGCATCACATGAGCCACGGATACCTCGGAAAGATGCTCGACCTTCTTACGGGCGCATACAACCGCGCAGACGTCCGAAACGCCCACAACAGCCTGCCGCTCGAGACGAACATCGGCCGCCTCTTTGACACCTTCTCGTGGGGCCTTGAGCTCGTGCATGAGCAGGCAGACAAAATCCTGCTGTGGGACGACCTCGACAACGCGCAGGGCAGCGTGCTCGACCGATACGGCGAGAACTTCGGTGTAGCGCGGGATGGAGCCTCGGACAAGTTCTACCGGCTCCTCATCAAGGTCAAGATGATAAGCCTGCTTTCCGGCGGCGACATCGAGACCGTCATCAGCGCGGCCGCAACCCTTTTCGACATCCAGCCCGGACAGGTTGACCTCGACGAGGTGTTCCCGGCCAAAGTCTGGATATACGTTGACGAGGACATCCTAACGGCCGCACAGATTGACACGGCAGACCTCATCGCCGCAGTTATGAAGCGTATAGTCGCAGCAGGTGTCGGCATGAGACTTTTCCTGCGCAGCCGCAAGAGCTACACGCAGACCGTCTACATCAACACCGGCTTTGCGACGTCTTCCCGCATCACGGCCCGGCCGCCGAACGTCAACCGCAGAGCAACGGCAACGCTCTACACGGGCACCGCAGCCGTCTACCTGACGGCCGTAACCATAAAACCAGCCAACTAAAGGAGGAAGCACAATGCCAGAAATCAGCTTCAACGACGGCAGCTATTTGACCGAGAAGGGCAACACCCTCATCGGCAAGCTGCTCGCATCCGAGGGCACCCTCAAATTTACCAAAGTCACAGCAGGCGACGGCAGCATCCCGAGCGGCAAGAGCCCGGAGGGCATGACGGAGCTGGGGAACTACGTCACAGACGGCCTAATCGCCTCCGTAAGCAGCAGCGCCACCGGCGAGGCGTCCGTCGTCGTGCAAATCAGCAGCATCGACCTCGCGCAGGGCTTCTCTTGCACGGAGCTCGGCCTCTGGGCAGAAGACCCGGACGAGGGCGACATCCTTTACGCCTACCTCTACTTGCAGCAGCACCCCGAGTGGATAAGAGCCGACGCGGACGCCGTAAACAAACTCGCAACCTTCACCATCGTCACCATCGTCAAGAACGTTGCGCTCGTTACGGCTGTCATCAACCCCGAGGCATTCGCGACGATGGACGACCTTGCCAAGTACGCCCTCATCGGCCACAGTCACACCATCAGCGACATCATCGGCCTGCAAGACATTCTCGACAAGCACGGCGCAGACATCGACCTTCTTAACGACCTTGTTTCTGGCGATATGCCCGGCGGCGTCACATTCAGCGCCGATTTCGCCGGTCTTACCAACATCACCATCATCGACGGCGTATGGAACAAGAACACGAAACTCGTCGAGGCGTGACGGCCGTCGCGCTTTGCAGCGACGAGGGCGCGTCCTGCCTTATTCCGCACATCATAGCGGAACTGCGGGAGCCCTGCCCCTGTTGCAGGCCCGGCCTCACGTTGACCGGCCAGACCCGAGACGGCAGACCCGTTACCATCGCCGTCAAGAAGGGCGTACTCGAAGTTGAGGGCATCAGCCAAGAGGAGCTCGACGAACTCGTGAACAGGAGGTGCTTGATACGGTCAACCGAACAGGCGAACTCACCGCCGTAACCAAAGCCAAAGACCTGCTGAACCACACCCTCTGGGCCAGCAACAAAGTGTTTCCGAAATCCGTCCGTTTCACACTTTCGCAGCGGATGGAAACGGCAGCACTCGACATTCTCCAAGACCTTATAGAGGCCAACGAGATATACCCGCGCAGCCCGGAGGAAGCGGCCAAGCGGGCCGGATTGCAGCAGGAGGCCCTCACAAAATGCAAGGTACTTCTGAACCTCCTCGACATCGCCCTCGAACGGGGCTACATCGACATACGAAGGTGCGAGGACTGGACGAAGAAGATACTCGACGTTAAAAACCTCACCGCATCATGGAAAAAGAAGGATGCAACGCGGTTTAGCCCCAAGGGATAGCCTCGTTTCATTGGGGTATTCATTGTACGTGCATCGCCAGCCTTTGTGAGCTTTGTTCGCTCCCCGAACTCGTCGAACTCGAACAACGTGCGCAACGTGAACACGGACGGGAGCAGCAACAACAACAACGCGTACAACGGCAACAACGGCGTGCGCCCGGCTCTGGTGGAACACCGCGACCAAGTAGACCGCCGTTCCGGCGGCCGAAAGCAGAGGCCCACCCATCAAAGGAATGAATATCCCGTCCAAAGGCGCAACGCCGAGGACAAACACATGACACCGCCGCCCCGGAGCCCAACCATACCCAGAGGGCCCCGGGGCTATCGCGGTGTTTGGAGGGAGGTTTACGTGGAGCAAGACCGCAAGCAGAATTTCGATGAGGTTTGCGACTTCGGGAACCTTTACAAAGCCTACCGGGCCTCGCGCCGGGGAAAGCGATGGAAGAACACCGTCGCCAAGATAGAGCTGAACGCACTCGAGGCCGTCGCCTATCTGCAAAACGAATTGAGCGAGGGCACCTACAAGCCCGGCGATTACCGGGAATTTTACGTATTCGAGCCAAAGAAACGCCTCATCCAGACCAACAGTTTCAAGGACAAAATCGTGCAGCACGCCTTTTGCGATAACGTCCTTTACGACGCCCTCTCGCGGCCGTTCATTCTCGACAATTACGGCAGCCAGATAGGAAAAGGAACCCATTTCGGCCTCGACCGCCTTTCCGGCTTCATGCGGGAGTATTACCGGCGACACGGCTCCGCATACGGATGGGTACTCAAGGCCGACGTGCGGCACTACTTTTCCAGCATCCGGCACGACGTTCTAAAGCAGGATGTCCGCGAGCTGCTTCATGACGAGCGCAGCCTCGCCCTGTCGGACGCCATCATAGACAGCACGCCCGGAGACGTCGGCATCCCAATCGGGAACCAGAGCAGCCAAATATACGCGCTGCTTTACCTCAACAAGCTCGACCACCTCGTGAAAGAGAAACTCCGCATCCGCTACTACGGCCGCTACATGGACGACTTTTTCCTCATCCACGAGGACAAAGACACCCTACGCGCAGCATGGAAGGAAATCGAGGAGCACCTCGCCGCCAGAGGGCTTGAGCTGAACCAGAAAACGCAGATATTCCCGCTTCGGAACGGGCTTGATTTCCTCGGCTTCCACAGCTACCTCACGGACACCGGCAAGGTAGTGAGAAAGCTGCGCAAGGCCAGCCGGGAGCGCATGAAGCGGAAACTCCGCAAGTACAAGGTCATGTACGAGAGCGGGGCCATCACCAGAGAGAAGATAACCGAAAGCTACCAAAGCTGGCGGGCACACGCTTCCCACGGCGATTGCCGCGCCCTCATCGAGAAGTACGACCGTCTCTACAACTCGATATTTGAAAGGAGCGACACAGACCATGTCTAAAGCAATCAGCAGCCTCCCCGTAGGCGCGAAGGTCAAGGACACCGGCACGACCTACTACGGGAGCCCCATCATCTGGCAGGTAGCCGACAAGAACCACAGCGGCTACCCGGCCAACTCCGTCACCCTCATCGCGGCGAACATCCTCAAGATTGCAGCATTCGACGCAAAAGAGAGCGGTAACAGCGACAGCAACCGCAGAAGCTACGGCAACAACCGCTACGCCCTTTCCAACATCCGGCAATGGCTGAATAAGAGCGGCTCGCCTTGGTACGTCGCGCAGCACAGCGCAGACGCAACCCCAAGCAGCGGAAACGTCAACTACAACCCCTACGACGGCCAGAGCGGATTCCTAACCGACTTTTCCGCACAGATGAAAGCCGCCCTCCTCGATACCACCCTCACCGTAGCAAAGGCGACCGTAGACGGCGGCGGCTCGGAGAGCGTCGTCGATAAGGTTTTCCTGCTTTCCAAACAGGAGGTCGGCCTCGGCAGCGAAAACAGCATCGCAGAGGGCTCGCGGCTTGCCTTGTTCAGCAGCGACAACAGTTCGCGCCTCTGCAAGCCCACGGCGAACGCCGTCAGCAACAGCACCTATAACAACAGCAGCTTGAGCGCCTCGCAAAACTGGTGGTGGTGGCTTCGCTCCCCGTACTCGTCGTACTCGCACTACGTGCGCATCGTGAACACGGACGGGAGCAGCTACAACAACAGCGCGTACGACGGCGGCAGCGGCGTGCGCCCGGCTTTGAATCTGTCCTCTGGAATCTTGGTATCTGACAGCGCAGACAGCGACGGGGCCTACACCATCGTCTGGAACCAAGCCCCGACGACCCCGCCCAGCATCACGGTACCCGAGACCATCCGCAGCGGGAAAGGCGCGGTCATCACGTGGGCAGGCAGCACCGACCCCGAAGGAGGCGCAGTCAGCTACGAGCTCGAGCGCAAAATCAATAGCGGCTCGTTCACGCAGGTTTACGCGGGCAGCGCACTCACGTACACGGACACCGGCGTAGGCAGCAGCGCGAACACGGTACAATGGCGTGTCCGGGCGAAGGACAACCTAGGCGCATACAGCAGCTACCTCACGGGCCCGAGCAGAACTGTCGTCCATAATGTAGACCCGACCGTTTCCGGCAGCGACACCAACCTCGGCACCGTCACGAGCCCGCCCTCCGTTTCCTTTACGGTCAACGACGCGGACACCACCGACGAGCTCACCGTAGTAAAGAGCCTCGACGACGTAGAGGTTGACACCATCGAGGACGCCGTCAGAAATCAGACCTACACATTCGCCCTCACGGCCGCGCAGTTCGCAGGCCTCGCGGACGGCCAGCACACGATGAAGGTCACAGTCACCGACAGCGCCGGGAACAGCGCGACCCGCACCACCACATTCACGCGCAGCGTCAGCGGCATCGAGTTCATCGTCGGCCCCATCGAGACCGACGCAAAGGCACAGAAAATCCTCGTCTCGCTCCGCTACTACGCAGCCGACAGCGCCGTAGTCCTTTCCGTCTGCAACAACGCAATGGACGCATCCCCGACGTGGGAGACCGCAACCCCCGGCCTCAAGCACCTGTTCACGAACGCCAGCAAGACGGCCGCGAAGTGGGCCGTAGGCGTCAAGGTCAAAATCACGAAGACCACCGGCTACGACGAAATCTGGTGCCAGCCGCCGTCCGGTTCTTACGTGTAACGAGAGGAGGAGCACGAAATGAACGACATCACCAAGAGCCTCGACTACATCCGAACCCTGCAAAAGCAGGAAAAGGCGCAGGAAAACAGCGACCTATGGGCCGCCATTCTCGCCATCGTTGACGCCCTCGAGGCAGCCAATATCACTGTCCCGGAAATCCACGCGCAGAAAGCGCAAGAAAGCCTTCTGCGGGCCGACGTCATCGGCTCCGGCGACCTTTCCGACACCCAGCTCGCAGCCGTCGCCACCGTCGGCAACGCCAGAACGTGGAGCGCCGACATGGGGCAAATCTTTAAGAACGAGCTCGTCATCGCCTCGGACGGCAGCACCTACATTTGCACACAGGCACACCTCGCACAGGCAGGATGGGCCCCGGGCACGGAGAGCGGCCGCACCCTGTTCCGACTCATCCGCAGCGAGCCGGAGACCGGCTACCTCGACTTCGAGTGGGGCGAGCACGTTCCGTACGGCAGCGTTCGCCGCGACCCCACGGACAACAAACTCTATACGCCCATCCACCCGGAGGGCATCACCCTCTACGAGCCGCACTACCCGAGCCTTGTTCCTAGCCAATACAAGGAGTACACCGAGAGCGGCAGCGAGACGGGCGGCGAGGACAGCGGCGGCAGCACAGGCGGCGACACTGGCGGCAGCGAAACGACCACATACCCCAAATGGAGCGAGTTGGAAGACGGCCATTTGTTCAACGTGGGCGACTACTTCACGGACTACGCCAAAACTTACCACGTCCTGCGACAGTTCACGAAGCAGGCAAACTGGCGGCCGCCAGCCCTCACAGGCGACTTTTACGAGGAGGTCACCGCGTAAGCGGCGGCCTCCTTTCCAGTTAGAAGGGAGGGAAACGAATGGCACAGAAAATCAAAATCTCCGGCTTCCTGCGCAGCTACGAGGGCCATGCAGTTACGACCAACGGCAAAGCGGCCAGCAGGCCGCCCGCGAGCCAATACGGCTACGTCATGGGCGGCGACGGCCGCACGGCCACCGACGACTACATCCGCGCCCGAGCCAAGAGCAGCTACGGCGACAAGTGGGAGAGCTACTACGAGGACTACAAAAAGTGGGTAGGACACCGCGTGTTCGACTGTAACAGCCTTTCCGAAGTCTACTACCGGGAGCAGACCGGCGCGAGCATCGACACCAAGGCTCGCTACAATTACGCGAACTGGTGCAGCCGCAAGAGCTGCACCAAGAAAGACACCACCCTCGCTGGCCTCCCGCAGCTTCCCGGCGTCGCCCTGTTCAGCGGCCCGAGTGCGGCGGGCATCACCCACGTCGGCTACCTTTGGAAGAAGACCGGCAGCGGCCCCCTCGATTGGCAGGTGCTTGAGGCCAGAGGGAAGGACTACGGCGTAGTCATTACAGACCTCAAACAGCGGCAATGGGGCTGGTGGGGCGTCATGGATAAATATTTTGAGTACGACCTCGCCGCAGACGGGCCAGCAGAGCCCACAGGAGCCCCGGAAAACGCGGCAAAGCCTTTCAACGGCAAATGTTCCGGCAACTCCGTTTATTTCCGTGAGGGGCCCGGAAAGGGCCACAAAGCCCTCGGCATCGTTAGGAAGGGCGAGGAGATTCTCGCACTCCCGGCCGCAGACGGATGGTGTGAAGCGGCCACCGTCATCAAATGCCGCATCGTAAAAGGCTTCATTTCCTCCAAATACGTAAAGGCAGACGCAACAGACACCGCCTCCACCCGCGCCTACCCGGCGACCTGTTCCGGACAGGACGTCAACATCAGGACGGGCCGGAGCACCGAGCACAGCAGCATCGGCACACTCAACAAGGGAGACCTCTTGATAGCCATGCCGCGAGAGGCCGGATGGTGCAACGCCGCCGCAGTGATAGAGGGGCACATCGCCGTCGGCTACGTCTTTTGCCTCTACGTAAAAAGCCGTTAGGCAGAAAGGAGGAACCCTATGAATGAACTCGCAGTAGTTTCGACCGTCCTCGGCATTCTCGGCACGGTCTGCGCCATCGTTTTCGGCCTTGCCACCTACAAGCGCAACCGAAAGAAGGATGATTCAGACGAGGGCAAGCAGAGCGGCACCGTCTTGACGGAGATAGGCTACATCAAGAGCGGCATCGAAGACATCAAGGCAGAGCAGATGGAACAGAGGAACACAAACACGCAATTCCTTGAGCGCCTCACCGCCGTCGAGGCAAGCGCGAAGCAGGCCCATAAGCGCATCGACCGCATCGAGGAGAACCACAACCACAGAGAGGAGTGACGGGCCGTGTGAAGACCTTTTTGGGGCTCTTTCGCCGGAAGAAGCGCAGGCGCAGGAAAAGCAAGGCCAAAAAGACGGAGTTCTCGAAAAAGCTCGCTGTCTGGGCCTCCTGCATAGCGACTGCGGCCGTTATATCCTCTTACGCGCTGGCGGCCTTTGAGAAGGACGCCGCCTCGGACGTCACAACGACCGTCTTCACGGCCTGCATAGGTTATCTCATCACCTACGCCGGAAAGAGCCTTGGCGAGAAGATGAGCAGGAACAAGCATCACCTCGACGCGGACGGCAACCCCATTCTGGACGAGCCGCCCGCGCCGGACGATGAAATACACACCGACCAATGAAAAGGAGGAATCACCATGACTATTTACGACATCACCCCCATCATCGAGGCTGTAGCGGCCCTCATCGCGGCCCTCATCACTGCTTTCGTCATCCCCTACATCAAAGGGAAGACCACGGCCAACCAGCAGCAGCAAATCAATGCGTGGGTACGCATCGCAGTCACGGCCGCCGAGCAGATTTACACCGGCAGCGGCCGAGGCGCGGAGAAGAAGGAGTACGTCATCAACTGGCTCCGTGAACACGGCATGACCGTGGACGAGAGCAAACTCGACGCCATCATTGAAGCAGCAGTTTACGACCTCAACAACGGATTTCTAACCATCGGAGGCATCGCAGAGCCCGCGACAAACGCGGAGAAGTAGAAAGGAGCACCCCGGAATGAGCAACAGCCCTCTCGCGAACTATACCCTCATCAGCCCGAACAAAAACAGCCCGCGTAATCACAAAATCGACACCATCACCATCCATTGTTTCGCTGCGCAGGTAACGGCAAAGCGCGGCTGCGAGGTATTTCAGCCGACAAGCAAGAAAGCGTCCTGCAACTACGTCGTCGGCTACGACGGCAGCATCGGCTCCTGCGTGGACGAGGGTGACCGCTCGTGGTGTACCTCGAGCGGAGTGAACGACCACAGGGCCATCACAATCGAAGTCGCCAGCGACAACAAAGAGCCCTACGCCGTTACCGAGAAAGCCTACGCCGCGATGCTCGACCTCGTGACCGACATCTGCAAGCGGAACGGCATCAAAAAGCTCGTCTGGTCTACGAACAAGAACGAGCGCATGAACCACCTCAACGGCTGCAACATGACCGTCCACCGCGACTACGCGAACAAGAGCTGCCCGGGCACCTACCTCTACAGCAGGCACGGAGAAATCGCCGCCGAGGTCAACAAGCGCCTCGGCGCGACGGACACCGCCAAGCCGGAGCCGGAGGAGCAGGCCAAGACGCTCTACCGCGTTCAGACCGGTGCATTCAAGAACCTTGCCAACGCCAAAACCCAGAGGGACAAGGTCAAGGCCGCAGGCTTCGACACCTACCTCGTACAGAGCGACGGCTACTACAAGGTGCAGGTAGGCGCATTCGCCCAGAAAGCAAACGCGACCGCCTGCGCGGCCAAGCTCAAGGCCGCAGGCTTCCCGACCTACATCACCACAAAGAGCGGAACGCCCGCGTAAGCGAGCGCCCAAAAGGAATAATAGCCCCTGCCTCAACCGGCAGGGGCTATTTTTTCGTTTACGGGAAAACTAATGCCATTTTAATGCCATTGTTCTCACGGTTCCACGTAAAACCATTGAAAATAAAGGCTTTTCGGCATTCCAGACCTTATTCCCACTCCACCGTTGCCGGCGGCTTGGAGGTGATGTCATAGCAAATTCTGTTGATGTGCTTCACCTCACCCACGATC